CTTTTGAGTTGGCATATTCCATTGGCTTTTAGAAGTCCAATGGTCTCTACTTAAATCAGAATGTCCAGCAACTCTTTTCATTGTAGGTATATCCCAACCAGCTTTTTTTCTTTCTACTAACAAATAATCCCTTATAGACTCCCAACCCTCAAAATAATTATCTGCATTGTTGTTAAAGCCTTGTACTCCACACATAGCAAATAAACATTTTTCGTCTGCTATGGGGAACATTCTGAACTCTTCAGCCATTTGCCCTTGTCCATTATTTTTATCCCAAGTGATTAAATTTCTGAATGTTATTTCATTATTCTTTTTCATGGGTTTCAAAATATTAGAATAAACATCCATTAGTGGTTCGTCAGTCCCCCAACAATACCAACTTCCAACTTCTTGCAAACAATCAAAACTCAACTTAATCCATTGTTTATTAAACTCAAGTAAATCATCATAATTCAAATTATCATTAAGGACACCTTCGTTTTCTTTCTTCATCCCATACGGTGGGTCAGTAAACACCATATCTGCCTTATTCTCATCCATCAAAGTGTCAACATCTTCCTTAACAGTACTATCCCCACACATTAACCGATGATTCCCTAATGTGTACACATCCCCTTTATTAACTAAATATGTTGGCGGTTTCTCCAAATCAGGCACAAACTCATCCTCAACCACATCAACAGGATTAACTTCAGCAATACACTGATTAATCTCATCAATCCCGATAGTGCTTAATTCTTCAAACAAATCTCCCTGCCCCTGCTCTAATATGAACTGATACTCAACAGCGTCTAAATGTCCGTCATGTTCACCTTTAAGTTTGTTAAGGATCTGCCTAAGCATACGTCTATCAACTTCATCAATCTCTAAAGCAATCACTGGAATTTCAGTTAAACCTAATTCCCGACCTGCTTTCCATCTATGATAGCCGTCAGCAATCTTATATTCTTTATTAGTTATAACTGGGATAAGAAACCCGTACCGCTCAATGTTACGTTTAAGTGAAGCAAACGCTTTATCACTCATTGTGTTAGGGTTAGAATTATCAACAATTATCTTTTCAGTGCTTAACATGACTGTTTTTGGTATTTGCATTCTTCTGTTTCATCCTCATTTGTAAATGAACTGCGCAGAGTTTATCCCAGACTTCGTCAAGTTTACATCTGGTACCATCGCTTTTAAGTTTCACTGTGCATCGTGCCATTCTCTTGCTCCTTTCCCAATTGGTAATTTACATTCATCACAATATTTACCAGTTTTCGCATATGTTCTAAAATATCTTTTACATGTTCTTACGAATGTATGGAACACCATTATATTTTATCAAATTCCCTCTTAATATTAATAATAAGTTTATCCGCCATGTCAATGTTCATTTCGTTACATATCGGTCCTAAGATTTGGTTTTGCACTTCTAATCTTTCTTTGGTATCTTGAATTCTACCATATCCTTTCTTAGCTTTTTCTTTCTTAACTATCTTTTTAATTTGTAATCTTATTTCTTCCCTAACTTCGTTCTCCATATCATTATTATCATCAAGGATACTTTGCGTTTCTTTCATTTTATCCTGTGTTTGGAGTAATTGTTTACTTTGTAGTTTCTGTTCAATTTGTTGTTTAAGTTGGAACTCTTGTTGTTTAAGTTGCATAAGTTCATTTCTTGTTTGCAATTGCGCTTTAAGAAATTCAGGTAATGTGAACGTATTTTTGAATGGTACTTTAACTTCTTTGGTATTATTTTTCAATGCTAACCTTATTGCTGTTCTTTCAGTTGTATGATTATCAATAAGTTCTCCGAGTCTTTTGTTCATGTCATTGAGTTGTTTTTCTTCAGCTTGGTACTGTTTAATTCTCACCAATTCAATAACTTCTCCTTTCCTTGTAAATTCAAATTTGTTTTGCGCTTCCATCATTCATCCCTCTCGTTAAGTTTTTTAAGTTCTGCCACAATCATCATGTTTGTAATGAGTTGTGGGTTATAATCGAAGAACCTTCTATCTTGTTTAATTGTTCTTAGTGTTTTGTATGTATCTTCGAAATAATCATCTGTTTGTGAATATATGTATAATTTCTTTTTCGGTCCTTGGAGTGGTTTAACAACTTTGAATGACACTTCTCCTTTAATGTGTAGCTTTTCGAG